GGAATAAATTACTATCTTTGTTGAGGGGTTGTCGGAGGCATCCACTTAAAAGGTTTTCACTGTTCCTTTCCCCCTCTTTTTTTTTAACAGTGAACTAAAACAGTATTATGATCGTTTCAATTTTTAAGAAGGTAACGGATACCACAAATCCATTCAACAAATCAGCTCTCTATTGTCTTGAAAGAATTCGAGATGGTAAGTCAAAGGAATTGGTTGAGCAAATCAGAGCTTGTGCCACAAAGGATGAGCAAAAACAATACAAGAATCAGCTTCCTGGAGTTTGCTTCAATGGAACTTTCAAGAGTCGCTCAGTGAAAGGTATCGAACAAAGGTCCGGATTAATGATATTGGACTTTGACAACATGAGTCACACTGCTGAGGCAATTCAATTCAAGGATGCATTGATGTTCAACAACTATGTTTTCAGTGCATGGATATCACCAAGCGGAAAAGGAGTGAAGGCATTGGTCAAGATTCCAACTGAGGGAGATTTCAAAGGATATTTCGATGCCTTGAAAACTTACTTTGATTCTGATTATTGGGATAGTTCAGGAAGTAACCTTGACCGATTCTGTTTTGAGTCATATGATCCAGATATTTACATAAATCAAGATTCATTGCTTTGGAGTGCTATCGAAGAGCCGGAGATTGAGGAAATTGGCTCAATGGATGTGATGATTCCAATCAAATCGGACAACCGTATCATTGAAAACTTGATGAAATGGTGGGAACGGAAGTATGGAATGGTACCAGGTGAGAAGAATAATAACCTCTTTAAACTTGCAGCTGCATTCAATGACTTCGGTATTCAGAAAACTGAATGCGAGAATGTGATGCTTCGCTTTGATGAAGGAGGGAAGGAGAATGAGATTCGAAAGATAATCAAATCAGCATATTCAAAGACATCTCAATTCGGGACCAGGTACTTCGAAGATAATACATCTAGGGCGAAGATTGAAAAGCACATTCGAGCAGGTAAAAAGACAAACGATATCATCAAGATACTTCCTGAGTTTACTCAAGATGAAGTTGAGAAGTGCGTTGATGCCATTAAGGAAACCGGAAACATTGAGGATTTTTGGACTTATAACAATCAGAATCGAATTCAACTCAGCATCCATCAATATAAGTTTTGGCTCCAACAAAACAACTTTTTCAAATACTTTCCTGCTGATTCCAATACTTACTCATTCATTAAGAAGGAGCAGAATCTGATTGAGGAAACCAATGAGAAGAGAATCAAGGATTTCACACTCAGCTCTCTATTATCAAGGGAGGAGATTGGATTCCAACCGTATGATTTGATGGCAGGTGCGACAAAATACTTCACATCTGAATTCCTTTCGATGTTAGATAGTGCTCAAGTTGAGATGATGGAGGATACTGCGGATAAATGTTATCTATATTACCGGAATTGTGCGGTGGAAATCACAAAGCAAGGGATATTTAAACACGAGTACATTGACCTGGATGGATATGTATGGAAAAGGCAGATAATTGACCGAGAATATATTTCTAGTGATCACCATAAAAGTGAGTTTAGAACATTTCTATGGTTGGTAAGTGGCAAAGATTCAGCAAAGTACAACTCATTTAAGTCAGTTATTGGATACTTGATGCATTCATACAAGACCTCAGCGAGTAATAAAGCAATAATATTCAATGATGAAACCATATCAGAGAATCCGAATGGAGGAAGTGGAAAAGGATTGTTTTGGAATGCATTGGCTAAGTTAAAAAAGGTAGCATCAATTGATGGAAAGACATTTGAATTCACCAAAGGATTTCCTTATCAAACAGTGTCAACCGATACTCAGCTCTTGGTATTCGATGATGTGAAAAAGAACTTCAACTTTGAGAATCTCTTCTCATTGATTACCGAGGGAATCACATTGGAGTACAAAGGGCAGGATGCCATCAAGATACCAGTGAATAAATCTCCCAAAATTATCATCACTACCAACTACACAATTGGTGGAGTGGGTGGCTCATTCGAGAGAAGGAAGTTTGAAGTGGAGATGAGTAACTATTTTGGTCACACACGATCACCATTGGATGAGTTTGGTCATATGTTGTTTGATGATTGGAATGATGAGGAATGGGTAATCTTTGACAACTTCATGATTCAATGCTGCCAATACTACCTGAAGAATGGATTGGTATCTCATGAGTTCACCAACCTGGATGTGCGTAAATTTATCAAAGAAACGTGTTTTGAGTTTTACGATTGGTCCAATGATGGGAATCTTCCATTGAATGTACGGTTGTACAAAGACGAGCTTCATGAGGCATTCACTAATGAATACACCGATTACGCCAAACTGAGCAAAAAGAAATTCTCTCAATGGCTGAGTATTTTTGGACATTATCATGGATACAAGATTGATGAGAATAAAACAAACAACCGGAGATGGATTGAATTCGGAAGGACCGATAAAACACCAAGTGATCCGGATGATATTTGGGATGAGTTAAACGATAAAGCAAAGAAGATATGACAAAACAAAACAAAGAACGAATCAAAGACCTCGAAAGAGCTCTCACACGAGCGAAGTATCCAAAGATGCCATATGTGGATTCATTTCTCACCAATTGGAAGGATAACTCAGCGAATGCACTCACCAAATCCATATGCGGATTCCTTCAGATGAGTGGATGCCAAGCGGAGCGAATCAACACCATGGGAGTGTATCGCAAAAAGTACCGTACTGATGGAGTGGAGATGGGAGGGCAATGGACCAAAGGAACGGGAACACCAGGCTCTGCGGATATCTCGGCAACCATTAGAGGTCGCTCAGTCAAGATTGAAGTCAAGTATGGGAAGGATAGGCAATCAGATGCACAAAAAGTATATCAAAAAATGATTGAAGATGCTGGAGGAGTGTACTATATCTCAAGAACTTTTGATGATTTCATTGAATTTTACGATGAATTTATTGCCAATCTAAAATAGTTTATTATCTTTATTGAAAATTAACACGCTAAATAATGGAAAAACAAGAGAAAACAGTCGCAACACTGTACCAAAAGTTGCATCTTGCTAAGCAGCAAATCGGAAAGGTAGCAAAGAATGCTACGAATCCACATTTCAAAAAGTCATATGCCGACATCAATGCACTGCTCACCGCAGTCGAGCCAATTCTTTTAGAGAATGGATTGATTCTACTTCAACCAATTGTTGGAAATGATGTGGTGACGAGAATCATTGACATCGATTCAGGTGAGATGGTTGAATCATTCATGACTTTGCCGATTATTACGGATCCACAAAAGGTATTGAGTGCAGTGACTTACTTCCGAAGAGGAACATTGCAATCACTTCTCTCACTTCAGGCAGTGGATGATGATGGAAAGGCAGCATCGATTGCAGTCGCTCCGGTTAAACCTGCATTGGACAATGCGAGATTCGAATCCGCAGTGGCATCCATTCAAGCAGGAAAGTACACAAAGGAACAATTGATTGAGAAATGGTCATTGACTGAGGTACAACTTAAAGCATTAGAATTATGAAATGGCATCCATCCTCCATCGGCAAGTTGATGACCAATGGCCGAGGCAAGAATGAAATGGGACAAACTGCAAAAACTTACATCAAGCAAGTTGCTAAGGAAAACTTCTACGGATACCGCAGTCAAATCAATTCCAAGTATATTGAGAAGGGATTGAGTCAAGAGCAGGATTCAATTGACCTGCTCAACACGGTGCGATTCGAGGGATACGTCAAGAATACCGTGCGAATGGTTGACGAGCTGATGACCGGTGAAGCGGATATCATCACCAACGATTCAATCATTGACATCAAAACATCCTGGTCATTGGATACCTTTCCAGTGATGGCAGAGGATGGATATGATGCAATCTATGAGTGGCAGCTTCGTGCTTACATGATGCTATATGACCGACCTAAAGCAGAATTAATCTATTGCATGGTAACTACATCCAACGAGCTACTGAACGAGTGGGAGAACTTAGATATGCACCGCGTTGACCACATCGCACCGGAGAAGAGAATCACCGTACTTTCATTTGATCGTGATGAGCAGAAGGAGAAGGAGATGGTTGAGAGATTGGAATTGTGTACTGAGTATTATAATGAGTATTATAAATTATTGGAAGCGAAATGAAAATAACTATACAACAATACGAACACACTGTAAGCCACGAAGTACCTCACAATGATGTTGACCTTGACGAAGCATTGAGAATGTGTGAAGGACTACTAAAGGCAATTGGCTACCATTTCACTGGCAACCTTGAGATAGTAAACGAGTGGAAAGATAACGATGAGTGGAAGGAACAAATCAATCAAGAATAAGTGGCAATTTTTACCACATATATTAAATAGAAATGATAACTAAACAACAAGAACAATGAAACAAGATAAGTCATGGAAAATAGAGAAAAGACTTTTTTTCTTAAAAAACAAAATACTTTATTGTAAAGCAAATGGTTTAAGACCTTATTATTTCCATCAACAATTGGAAGTTGAAACAAACAAATGGTTCAAGCAAAGAAGCGAAGAATATAAACAACAAGAACAATGAAACTATACGAGAATTTTATTAATGACGGCACTTTAACTAATTTTTATGGTGGCAAGACAGATAGTGGGTATAAATTACAAATTAACGGTGAAGAAAAAATGAAGATAGATATTGATGACTTCAACCGAAAGGCAGAACACATTATTGAAACTGTTGTTAAACCACAAGTAGCAAAATACGAATTAAGTAAACAATTAAACAAATCAAATATGGAATTAACAGTAACCGGCACAATCAAAGTAATTGAGCCAATCAAGCAAATCAGCGACAAGTTCTCAGTGAGAATGTTCGTATTAACAGTTCCCAATGGAGAGTATCCTCAAGAGGTTATCTTCCAACTAGCTCAAGACAAGTGCAAATTGATTGAGAACTATTCACCTGGTATCGACATCACTGTGAAATTCAATCTCAGAGGTCGTGAGTACAATGGGAAGTATTATAATACTTTGGATGTATGGAATGTTCAATCAACACCGGTAGTAAGTGAGAGCTTTGACGATTCACCTTTCTGATGGGGAAACCATTCGTGACTTCATCGATAGAGAGGTGAGGTCACGAGTATC